CAAGTGTTGATATAACGAGTGATAATGCAGAACCCCCAACGCAAGATGCGAAAGGGGTTCAATTTTCGGTAAGCTTCAAGTAAATACTCCTTTTAAAAATTTCCTTAATACTACAGCGGTTTAATTTTTAGATCAATGGCCTATCTCTTAAGTTTCATCAAATAACGGATCGTGTGCTGTATCAGCTATCAACTTACCTTCTGTGATCTGTTCTAATCTATGTTGTGATGCAATAGGAATATAACCTTTATATTTCCAATGTAAAAATGAACTAGGACTCATCCCTGTTCTCTGTGTAAATCTATATGATGTTTTGTAATATTTTCGTATGTCTTCAAATGTCATTGTCTTTTTCTCCAAGTTAGTCCTAGTATATAATAATAAAATAAATACATCAATCACTTGATTTATTATGTTTAGCTTGATATACTAGTCTTACGTCACTCGGCGGAGATTAGATTTAATAAACAGAGGAAATAAAATGTTAATAGATAAAATTAAAGAGCTTAAAAAAGTTCAAGATAAAATTAGTGATTTAGTAGTTAAGAAAAGTGAATTAGCTAAAGAAATTGCAAAGCTAGAAGGCCATAATATGGATGGTCAAAAATCTTATAATGAAGGAAAGTATACAATCACTATCAAAACGCCTTCTCGTATTAAAATAAATAAATCAGTTTATTTAGAAGTCGCCCCGTTATTACCGCTTGAATATAAATGTGTTCAAGAAGAAGTTGAAACTAAATACAAAGTTGATAAAGCACACTACAGAAAGATTTTAGAATTTGCCGATGCTGATGTTATAGAAGGCATGGCTAAATATTTAACAGAAGAAAGAAGCGATCCAAGCGTAACTATTAATTCAAGGAAAAAATAATATGGGTAATTCATTATTGGTACTAGGTTCAAGTGGAACTGGTAAAAGTACAAGTATTCGAAACTTAGATCCAAAAAGCACATTTGTTATTAATGTGCTTGATAAGCCATTACCCTTCAGAGGGTTTAGAAGTAAATATAAATTAGCAACAAAAGAAAACCCAATGGGCTATTATTTTGCTACAGATAACTATATACAAATATTAAAAGTTATTGAAAAAATTAATGATGATAGACCCGATATTAAAACATTAATTGTTGATGATATTCAATATATTTTATTACATGCTTATATGAGACGTTCACATGAAAAAGGATTCGATAAATATAGCCAATTAGCTTCTCAGTATTGGGAAGTGATGATGGCATTAACTAAATGCAGAGATGATTTAATTACAATTGCTTTATCTCATACTGAATACGATGATAAGGGCAAGAGCAGTTTAAAAACTATTGGTAAAGTCTTATCATCTAAGATGAGTATTGATGGAATGTTTACGGTTATTTTGCACACAATAATGCAAGATGATATGTACAAGTTTCAAACACAAGGGGATGAGCAAACGACAGCTAAAAGCCCTTGCGGGATGTTTGAAGAAAGGTTTATCGATAATGATTTAACTTATGTAATACAAAAAATAAAGGAATATAACGATGAATGATGATTTACATCTAGAAAACTTAAGGATTAGCCAAGGAGTTACTGAAGTACTAACAGAGTTAAATGTAGACTCTAGTAAAAGAAATGAGAAATTAACTAAAGATATTCATGCTGCATTGAGTGAATTAGATAGATATTTAACGCATGAGTGGACACGATTTGTAATTAACCTAGGAGATAAAAAATAATGAGTTTTTGGGAAAGTATAAGTAAAGTAACGGGTGATGAGAACGATGCGTTTGCAAAGCAATTTACTAGATTACCAGACAACACAGAAGTGTTAGCAGTTATTAAAGATTTTGAAATCAGCGAGTATAACGATAGCAAGCATTTAGAGGTTACTTGGTCAGTCGTTGGTAGTGAATTTGACGGTAGTTTAGTTCGTCAAAAGATTAGATGTTTTGATACCGATGAGAAAAAAAGGTTTAGAGCTTTAAATATGTTTATGTTGTTTCATAGATTGTTTAAAATTCAACCGCAAAACCGTGAGCCATTAGCAATGGATTTACAGGCTTTTATAGGTCGTAAAGCTGGTATTAAAGTTCAAGAAACCGAAATGAACGATGAAGGCAAACAATACAATTGGGTTTCAGAGATTCATAAGCCAGAAGGGTTTACAGTTAAAATTGGAACTCCTAAAGTATCTACTCAACCAGCTGCACCGCAGATTATTAAAACTAATAATAATTTTGATAAACCTGATGATGCGTTTGATGATGTACCGTTTTAAAAACTGCTAAACTAGCTTGTCGGGATTTCCGACAGGCTTAACTATAAGGAAAAAATAATGAATCCGAAATTTAAAGTAGGGGATAAAGTAACTTGCAGAAAGTGCGGTAAGGCCGGAGAAATAACAAGTTGCACCATTCATATGCACAAAATTTCCTATGCAATAAACTACAGAAATGATTGTAATGAATGTGATTTGCATCTCGATGCCGACTTCAAATTCGAAATAGGGCAGAAAGTTATTGCGTTTGAATTTGGAACTGGAGATATGTTTTATTCTCCTATTATAGATTCAAAAACACTTCATGGGTGTAATTTATATCTTTTGAAGGGGGCTGACTCATATTTACCTGAAACCAGATTATTTGGTTCAGAAAAAGAATTAAAAGACCATTTCAATGCAAAAATAAAAGAGTTATTAAAAGATGAGGATTATGACTAATGAAGTCTACAGATGAAATCGATTCTCTAATGAAAGAAATGATTGATAAGATGGGTGCAGATATACAGAAAATTTGTAACTTAGTTGATAAAGATAATCAAGAGCAGGTTGAGAATTTTCGCCATGGGTTATTTATTTTAGCAACGGCAAGCATAGCTAGCGTAATAATAAATACAGATAATGAGCATATTGATTTAGTTTGTAGCAAACTTTTTAGTGAATCTAAGTCAATGCTTAAAAGGTTTACGGAAACCGACGATTAATTAAATAATTTCAAGGACGGAAAAATGAAAAAAAACACAGTGTTAGAGCGTGGCGAGTTAGTAAAAATATCTAGCAGTGAGAAGCCGTTTATTATACATACGGTTATTAGAAGACCAACCAATAATATGGCTTTATTTTTATTAACTATTTCTACTTTAAAAATGTGGTTAATAGAGTTTATTTTTATCAAGTGGAAATCATATAGAACAGCTGATTACAAAGTATTTAAATCTTACTCTAAGTTTTCAGCGGAAAATCTTATTTGTGTAACTCAAAGGCAAATAGAAATATGGACTTAATTAAAAAACTTAATAAGTTAACTCGTGATGAAAAGCCACGTAAATATATTGGTGCATCTTCTGTTGGTCACCCATGTTATAGGCGTAGCTGGTACGAATTACACTGCCCTGAATTAAAAGAAAAATTAGATTCTAGAACATATAGAATATTTATGCTTGGTGATGCCATAGAGGAATTACTAATTACTTTGATTGAACGAGCAGGCATTAGGGTGTTGCGCCTTAAAGATACTTTATCTGATTCAAAACTGAAATATTTTCAAGGTCATGTTGATGCGATATTGCCTGACGAAAACTGTATTTTAGAAATTAAATCAGCTAAGCATTCTAGTTTTAATGTATTTAAAAAGAAAGGTTTAAAAGGGTGGTATCCTGCATATTATGCTCAAGTACAATGTTACATGGCATTTGCAAAAACACCTAAGGCGTTAGTTCTTGCTTTCAATAAAGATAACGCTGAATTGCATTCTGAAATGGTTAATTTTGATGAAGATGAATATTATAAACTTAGATTTAAAGCTAAAGCAATTCATGATTCACCGAGTGAGCCACCACGGTTATCTGAGAATCCAGGCTGGTTTCAATGTCAGATGTGCGATTTCCAAAAACATTGTCATAATATAAAAGGTTAAAAAATGAACGTAGTATTAATTAAATTTTCAACAACAAGTTTGGTTTTAAGAAATATAGAGGTTGTATTAAGTATATCTGGCGGATTAAAAGTTAAAGAAGCCGCTCAATTACATGATATTACGACATCTCGAGCATCTCAAATAGCAGTTAAGCTTTATCGAATTTTTGGTAGACAGAACCCAGCTCTTCGAAAGTCTATTAGGTTACGTACAAATGTAGCTATCTATCGAGATTTAAACTTTAATCAATGGTTACGAGACTACAGATATTTACATTTAAAAGAAGGATTAAATAAATGATATTAAAACACAACATAGGTGATGAAGTTTATTATTTAAGTGCTTGGCATGATGGAATACTTAGAGGAAAAGTTATTGGTGTTCATCCTAATACTAACGATTTGCATAACTTTGTAATGCTGACAATATCTAACAATGATTGGGATGAGGGGGCAGCAAGACATGAAATAATAAATATAGAGGATGTTTTTACTTGTTTAGAAGCAGTCTATGATTATTTAAAAGAATACTCTTATACGTGGCATACTTCTGATTTAATGCCTTATACAGATCGAAAAGAATACGACAAAGAGTATGATGAAAACTACGGTATGAAAACCGTCCAAGAAATGATGGATTCAGCTTATGCGGAATTCAAAGAGTCTGAGGAAATAGATAAATGAGTACCCTTGAAATACTTAGCACAAGATTCGCATATAAGTTTAACGAGTTCTTCTTGGATTATAAAAAGTGCATGATGTTAACTGATAATAATGCGCTAAAGCAAGATATCAAAGATGAAGTAATTAAACAATGTGTTGCTTTCATTAATTTAGTGGATGGTGGAAAATGAATAAAGAATTAATTGATGAATTACATGAGCAGTATGGAGATACCTGTGATGGCTTTTATAGTGATTTAATATCAGAAGGAAACAAAGATTTTAGATTAGGTTATTATGTAGGAAAGATGCAAGCGTATTTAGAAGTGAGAGCATTAAATAAGGAAGTAAAAAATGAAAAAAACTCTAAGACCATATCAAGCAGCAGCGATTAAATCTACATTACAAGTACTAGAAGAGAATAAACCAGTTCTAATGTCAGCAAGTGTTGGGAGTGGTAAAAGCCTTATGCTTGCAAGAATACTATTAAAGTATCAGCAAGCAGGCAAGCGATGCTTATGCTTAATTAATAATGCTGAGCTTGTCAGGTCAAACGCTCAAGCGTTTCGTGAAGAAGGGGGTATCGCAGGTATCTATTGCGCATCATTGAAGCAAAAACATACAGAAGTATCTACCATTTTTGCATCATGCCAATCCGTGCGTGCAGGCTTAAATAAAGCAATTGGTAATATTAAATTTGACTTAATAACTATAGATGAAGCTCATGCTGTTAATGTTGATGAGAAAAAATCTACTTACATGCTTATTTTAAATAAATATTACGCTAACAACCCAGAATTAAGAGTTATAGGGGCAACTGGCACGCCATTCAGAAGTAAAGAAAACCCACTGCATGGTAAAGATAAATTTTTCAAGTCTCTATCTTGTGATATTACGATGCAACAATTAATTAATGAAGGTTATTTAGTTACGCCAAAGTTCCACGTGGAACAATCATTATTAATAGACTTTTCACAGGTAAAAATTAAAAACGGTCAGTTCGATAAAAAAGGACTGCAAGAAGTTGTCGCTAATAATGAACGTAAAACATACCAAATATGCCAGCAAATAGTAAAGATTGTTGAAGAAACTCATAGAAATGGTGTGTTTATATTTGCAACTACGGTAAAACATGCAGAAGAAATTTATAGTTATTTACCAGAAGGTGAAGCAGGTTTAATTTTAGGTGAAACCCCTCAAGCAGTACGTGAAGATATATTTAATAAAGCTAGAAATGGAAAACTTAAATATATTGCTAATGTGGGTGTTGTCGCTGTAGGGGTTGATATACCTATATTTGATACTGTGGCTTACTTACGCCCTACGGAAAGCTTGGTTTTAATGGTGCAAACAATGGGTCGTGGCTTACGATTGCATTCATTAAAAGAGAATTGTTTAATCTTAGACTTTGCAGGAAATATTGAACGTCATCAAGATTGGGATAATCCTATAATACTAGAAGCATTAAAGCAAACTAGAGATAAAGATAAGCCTTACGATATTCAGTGTCCAGCGTGCCAGAGTATGAATACTTCATCATCAAGACGGTGCATTGGTAAAAACACTAGTCGTACAGCACGCTGTGATTACTTTTTCGAATATAAAGAATGTCCTGAATGCAAAGCTCAAAATGACATTGCTTCAAAATACTGTAGAATATGTGAAGCTGAATTAATCGACCCTAATGCAAAGCTTAAAATGCTTGGTGAAGGCGTTATTAAGGTAGCAGTTAAAAACATGGGGTTAGATATCAACATGATTAGTTCAGGTGGTTATAGGGTCTCGATTGGATATGAAACATATACAGATAATGGTGCTAGGCGTATTATCATAGAGTCTTTTATGCCTAAGTCACCTAAAGCTAGAAACTTCTTTTATGCAAGGTTTGTAAAACCTCATTTTGACAAAGCATATAAGCATTATACTAAGCTTGATGATGCGGATTATATTAAATCAATATTATATGATGCTAATATACCTCAATATTTATATATTAAAAAAGATGAGAGTAATAATATGTGGAATGAGTCTAACTGGGTGATTGTGGAGAAAGATTTTATATGAAA